CGGGTTACGCCGGGGACATCCAACGCCCATTGCACATAGTCGAAGGTAGCTCCGCCATGTGGGGCCTGACGAATTCTCGCCAACAACCTGCCGCGCAAGTCCTCGTCGCTTTCAACGTCAGTGCCTCCGGCCAACTCGCTGGCAATCGCTGTGCTTTGCACTCCGGCAACGGGAGACAATAACTTGAGTTGAGTGCCTGCGGAAGCGTTCGATTCAGCTCCGGCTTTGATCGCCATGATGGATACTTCGGCAGAACCATCAGCAATAACGCCCTCGGTAGTGGTTTCATATTCAAAACCATCGCCCCGTTTCCATATCGTTCCAATCGGGAGCACACTTCCATCTGATCCGTTAAGCGTGATCGGTCCAGAAGACTTTGACGCCGCCTTGCGCCGTTTTCCCCAAATGGAAGCCCAGCGTTCAAGTTGCTCGACTTCGGCTGTGTCCGGCATCCCCTGCAAGGCAATCCAGTCCAGATAGCCATAAAGGCCATGCACGGCCCCCGCTTGCATCTTGGCCAAAATGTTCAACAGCATTCGGCGCAGGCTGGCATCGGCCCCGTCAAGACGGCTTTCGATGTCGGCCACGCTCCTATCGATCAGTTCCTTGAGGCTCGGACGGTCAAAAGGCATTACATTTTCTCCCAAAGATACTCGAATTTATAATCAAGGGCGGGGGCATCTGGACGGAAGATCCTGACTAACAGGCCAAGAACGCCGGTGCGAACCCACCATGTATCGACGGATACGGACTCGGCAACGCCGTCTCCCACCATCCAGTCCAGGGCTTCCTGAGCGTATTCCCTGGCTCTCATCCGGACGGACGGGAGTTGCTTCTCGCGGCTGAGCAGCCACAAACGGGAACCGATTTCATCCCCTGCGACTTCGGGGTAGGCGTCCGCCCACCAACCGCGCCGGTCACCGGAGTTGTCCGGCAGAACATCGTCGGCCTTGGCCCTGCGATCCACAAACAAAGACAGGATAACGGCGGTTTTCAAGCCGTCGTCGCGGACGAGCTGCAAATCTTCCAGGGTCAGGTCCGCGCCCATTTCTTTCCAGATCAATCCTGCGTCCATTACTGCTCCTGATTCGGCGATTCCGTGGTGCCGCCGCTGTCACCCGGATGATTGTGTCCATTAAAGACCTGCCGCATTCCGTTTATGGTTCTGGAGTTGCCGCTACCGGTTTGGTCCAGAATGTCCTTTTCAGCCTCGACGCGGCCTGTAAACCGTGCGAGCGGGGTGTCGAACAGGGCTTCGGTTCCGGCCTTCATTTTGACAATCCGGCCACGTTGGAAATGAATATAATCGCCCTCGTCCGTATAGAGAGCTACTTCGCCGCCCTTCATTCCTTTGAGCCGATACCGGCGATCGTCAACGTTGATGACAACGGTATGCGATCGGTGTCCACCGACGGACAGGGTTATGGCTTCGGCTCCGGGATGCGGAACGGAGGTAAAGCCGTACTGCTGGAAGCGTTCAAGACTATCAAGGAGTTCCTCGCCGAGAATCCGGGTCTGGAGTTCCTGGAGCGTGGTGTCGTCATCAATCATGACCAACACGGCCCTGGAGACCATGAGCGCCAGCCTGCGACGGATAGGCCTGAGCATCTTTTCAACGGCGCGGATCACCATGCTTCCTCCTTTCCCGGTTCAGGCAATTCAATGCGGTCAAAGGCCTGACGTGGCAAAAGGGAAAGCCCGGTAGTAAAACCACGTTCATTCAATGTCAGGTCAACTTCCACGATCAGGCGGTCCTCATTGATGCCGAGGAAAGAATCGCGAACTGGCACCATGAAACCGGGTCGCCAAAGGCCACCGGAGTGGAACCAGCCACGCACGGTGTAGTTAATTCGTTTGCTTCGGCCAAAACGGACGTTTCTTTCCCATTCGGCGCGATCATTGGCCGCCGCTTCGTCGATTTGTTCTTCGGCCAGGATAGTCAGGGGACGATGACGATTGACGGCGGCGTCCTTGGCCATGCCCATGGGGTGGGCGGCGGCTTCGGTGTTCCATTCGTCGGTACCGGACATCTGCCCTTTGACCTGATAGCGGCTGAATCGATCCCGGTGGGAGATTTTGCCATTGGCTTTCAGGATGTTTTCGCCGAGCTCAAGGGGCGTTTTAATTCGCCGCGTCCCGGCACGGTCAATGACGAGATTGCCAAGCCCATCGGACAGCAACAGCACCGCGCGAATCCGGGCAGCCGATTCCAGGGTCTCAAAAACGGAATCGCCTTCATTGTTCTTCAGCCGCGAAAACGAGCCGCCCACGTCTGTGGAGACCTTGACGCCTACTCCAAAGGGTTTGCACAACTCCTTGGCCACTTCGGCAAGAGTCCTGCCGGAGAATTGTGTCGAGGGTGCCGAGCTGTCGACCAGGTCTCCGGTTTTATCACGGCCCGAGACCGTGATTCCGTGGCTTTTGGCATCATATTCGATGGCAACGTCATCCACATGACCAGCGATAATCGGTGTCCCGTCAATGCTCACGGTGCAGGCTGCCCCCGGATTGATGGGGCGGACCTTTGCCTGTCCGGCCCAGCGGTCCTTGAGGCCTAATTCAAATGTTGCGGTCAGTTGCTCCAAGCCACGTCGAATGGTGATCCGTTTCCAGCCGCCGAATTCGCGGCCGTCGATCTTGAGGCGCACGTCCGGGTTAGTCATTGGTCAGGACCTCCAGCTTGACGCCGCCGGGTATTGCTCCGGGATGGCGCACCCAGTTGCGGCGACATATTTCGTCAGCGCGGGATGCATCACCGTAAATAGCGTGTGCCAATGCCAACCCCGGCAAAGTTGCTGACGGGGTGTATGATGTGAGCCGGGGCAGGCCCGCGCGGTCTGCGAAATCCTTGACCACGGCGACTCGCAATTCGGTTAAGGCCAAATACACGGGGTCGGTCGCGCTGGCGGCTTCATCTTCCAAGCTGTTGACCAGGACGTCGCGGACAGTTTGGGCATCATCGAAAGTGTCAAAGGTCATGGTCGAAGCAGCAACTGCCGCTTCGGTCATGGACGTACGCCGAATCAGACCGGACACGGCCTCGGCATTTTGGGATGCTTTGGCTCCCATTGTGGACAAGGGCGACGCCGCCGGGACGGAGCCGGAATAGATAAAAAGATCGCTGGTCGCTGAAACCGGAGTCTTCACTCGTTGAACGGATAAACCGTCTGAGGAAGACGAGCCAATCCAGTTTTGCGGAAAAAGGCCGGAAACAATGCCGGTGATACGATTCGCCAAAACATCGGGCGTGGCTATGAGAGTCGAGACGTCAGACCGCAAGGACGTCATGTCGGAGGCCACCATCCCGGCAAAATTGACGGGGACCGCCGCCTGATCGAAAACGGACCAGACTTCGTCCAGGGCCGTGTTGACGAGGTCAATGGCTTCGGTTCGTACCCATTCAGACCCCTTGACGTCGAAGGAGGCGGCGAAGTCCTTTTTTGATGTTTCCTGTACGGTGGCCGCTGAATCCTTCACCGCCCAGGACGTATCAACGGTTTCGTCGGGTTGAGGGTTTTTACCCGCTTCACAAAAGGAAATAGAGAACGTGGCCATGCCGCCCTTGTCCGTGGTTTCCCGGACACGCCACTCTTGCACAGCAACCGTGCGGGAACCGAAATACGGGTGAACAAGTCCGCCGGGGCCATAGGCATCAAGGGCCTCGATAAGCACGTCCCGAGCCTTCATATAATCCGGCCCCAGAACATACGCTTCAATGCTGAACAATTTTGCTTTACGCCCCAGGTCTTCGGCGTTGGGATCGTCGCGCAACGGGAATTCGTCCAACACGATCCGGCGGCCGCCGGTCAGGGTATGATCCTTGACGAAAAAGGGCTTGCCTCGGAAGCTCGCGTCGCTCAGTTGCTCTTTCCAGCTCATCGTCCAACTCCCCCATATACAGGCCCGAATCAACGTCCAGTTCCATGCCCTGGGCGTCCATTTCAGTCACCCTTGTACGGTCTTCACTGATTTCAATGCGCATTTTTGCTTCGGGTTGTTTCGGTGTATCCGGTTCGGTCAACCAATCACCCACAACGTCACCGAGCCAACCACCAGCCATGGAACCAAGCATTCCACCGACTGCCGTGCCGACCCCGGGCAAAATGATTGACCCTATGGTTGCGCCAAGCACACCGCCGCCGACACTGCCAGCGGTGGATATACCGGCTTGGGCCGTGCGGCCCCATTTTTGGGAACTTGTGAGTGATTCGTCGGTCATGATGTCTGCCACATCAATGATGGAACCAACGGTGGTAATGGCCGCACCTACTCCACCCAGGCCTCGGGAGAGGCCTCGATGTCTCCCAAGAAATTTGGAGCCACGACGAAGCCAGCCGCTGCGCCTCTTGGTCCGTCCGCCTTTCTTGCCGGACTTTCCCGAATCGCCTTGCCAGCCGCCGCCGTATTCTTCCGGCATCATGCTCATTTGGCGATTGACAACATAAACCGGAATCGGACCGGAGCCACGGCCACCGGCCAAGCCCCCAAGCCCTTGTTTCAGCTTGCCGCCGAGACGGCCAAGGATCAGGGAACCAGCCAGTTTGGCGGCACCAATGCCAACGGCACCGGCAGCAGCTCCTCCGACCAGCATTTCCGTGCCTGATATTTTCTTGTCGTCCAGAACATACTTGATGGCGTTTTTGACGACCGCAGATTGTAATCTCAAACTTAACACTTTCGGGGGGGGGGAGTTCCCAAAATGAATGTCCCATGAAAATGTTGTCCTAACACTAAAACTCCACAACGGAG